AGCCTTACCCAAATCACCACCAAAATCAATATACTCAAAAGTAAAGCCACTTTGATTAAGTATATCTAAAGCAACAGACTTTTTAGTTGCTGTTACACAAACGTTATCTGGAGTTGATTTACTCAACACCCCATAGTCAACATATACGTTAATACAATTAGCCTTTGGTGGTACAGTCTCAGCATTAAAATATAAGCCAGTCAAAACAACTGCTGTAATGCCTGTGCCAATTAGTATTAGTTTTCCTTTTCCCATAGGATTTCCTTATCTGCGTAGTATCTAGCCATTACGAATAATAGGTCAGATAGTCTGTTTAAATACTTTGCTGTATCAAAGTTGATTGTATGTTCTTCTGCTGATTTCCATACTGCTCTTTCTGCTCGTCTTACGACTACCCTTGCCATGTGAAGCAAAGCAGAATCCTTAGACCCACCTGGAAGAACGAAAGAACGAAGTGGTTCTAGATGTACATTAAAACTATCAATGTAACCTTCTAGGGCATCCACATCTTTCTGGTCAATACGATATCCATATTCACTTGTAAGTGGTATAGACAAATCAGCACCAAGATTAAATAGTTTATTTTGAATACCTTGAAGCAATAACTTTGCTTGCCAATTTAATTCACCAAACTCAAGTACCATACCAAGTTGGCTATTGGCTTCATCAACAGTAGCATAGGCTTCAATAATAGAATCAGTTTTCATAACCCTTGTTCCATCTCCTAGCCCTGTAGTTCCTGCATCACCAGTTCTGGTGTATACATTACTTATTACGAATCCCATCCAACTAACTCCTTGTCTTCTTGGTGGTTCTTTACGATAGGCAAAATGTCTTTTACTTCTATCGGTGTTTCCTGTAGCCAGTCAATCTTCTCAATATGACTAGACAATAAATCTATAATCTGGTTCTTCTGTTCAACCAGTCCTGCTTCATAGCCATGGTCCCAACCCTTGTCGTAACCTTTTTGAACTAGCCTAACTCGCCAATTTAGAAATCTGGGCAGTTTCATTACTCTCCTTAAATTTAGGGTCATGTGCAACCCAATAATATTTACAAGGAACTTTACGCTCAGGACAACAAGGATTAGATGTAGCCACATCAACATGGAAGTCAAAGTAATAAATAGGGTCTTTGATATATAGGTTAGCCCTATGTGTCTTAGTTAGTCTATCCATAGTGAAAGGGTCAATATACCAACTTGGTAATCCATACCCCCAACTATTGCCAGCAATAGCCTTAAGGTTAGTAAGATTCTCCATGTTCTTATCAGTTTTAATACCACGAACATTTGCTTCTTTAACCATAGCCATAGTGTAAAGCCACAGTTGCCCTTCAACCCCACGCCACATCTTTACAGCAGGATGGTTACGCCAAGCAGCATTAGGGTCATCATTAGATAACACTTTAAGAATCTGGTAAGATTCAAGAATTTGTTTGTTAAGACGTTTATTGTCTAGAGTTTGTGCAGACTTATCGAACTGCTTATACGGTAAAAAGGTTTGCATACGTTTCCTATCGTTTAATGGACCTTGTATATCTATTATAGGGGATAATCGCTTGCTTGTCAAGCGTAAATACCTCTTATTTTCCGCCCGATTTTACCCCTTTACGAACCGAACTTTTAGTGGTATAATGGTGATATGCCTAATAAAACACGATTTACCATTTACCCTGACCGTACCTACACGGTTACGCTAGATGATGGTGACGAGATAGAGGTCACTGGTCTTGACATTATCCAAATGGGATACCAAATGAAAAAGACTGCTGAACTAATTAAAGATTTACAAGATTTAGATGAACTAGGAAAGGCTTGGTTTTGAAAGTTAGAGCAAGATTAGCATTTTTATTTACTTGGGGAGTCCTAATGTTATTCTCCCAGGTACCAGTATTAATCATTGGTAGTGCAATTAGATATGAGCCATACTCAATGTTTATCATTGAAGCATTAGCAGCAATCCTAACAGTAATGGCTACCACCATTATGCTTGTAAAGGAGGAATATTATGGCAAAGAAACTATCAACAAGAAACGCAAATAGAAACAATGGCAAGGCTTTTAAAAAGCACCCACTAAAGTTTGACCCAATCAAGAGAAAGTTAGTTAGAACTAATGGATAGAAAAACAAAGAGAGAAAACAAGCGTATGATTCTGAGTCTCAGACATAAGGCTGTTAAAGATATGAACGCATGGTTAGATTCCCTTGACCATCCACCAACTGCAAATGAAGTTAAGGCTTTTCAAGACGGATACATTGCAGGAGTTAATCGTGGCAACCAGCAATAATATTCGTATCTGTGGTTTCTGCATGACAGGACATCACTGGAACTGTAAAAAGATTATTAATTATTATGAGAAAACGTGGGTGTGTGAGTGTCCCCATCCAGAAAATATTCTTCCTGACACACAAGACAAAAATGAGTAGGGCTATTAGGCTTAGGCAGTCCACCTAAAACAAGTTGGTCTTTTTTGGCAGACTCAATCTGCTCAAACTTGGGGAATCCATAAAAAATAGGAACTAATTGTTCCTCGCATACCGAACACTTCATAATATAAGTATAACATGAAATAAGGTATAATAGATTATGGAAATATTTATATTTTGTTTATGCTGTTTAGCATTGACATTAGTATTAGTTAGGAAAAAATGATTATTTGCGATATTGACGATACCCTGCTCCGTAATGGAACACAACCTATTAAGAAAACAATTGACTATGTTAATTCGTTAAAGACCAAGGTTGTCATTGTGACAGGAAGAGAACGCAATCAGCGTTCTGAAACTGTAAAGGCTCTGGCTAATGCTGGAATAAAATATAGTTCACTACTTATGAATCCTTATTCATATAAAGAATCTAATAAGTGGAAACTTGAAGTTGCTGAAAAACTAAAAGAGGCTACACTTGCCATTGATGACAATGCTGGTGCTAGGGCTGCATATAAAAAGGCTGGCATCAAGGCTATTCATCCTGACGATGTTCCAGATATGGATAAGTTTTGGGATATTTAAGATTTTACTAACTTAAGCATCTCATCTGGATTAAATGTATTAGTATATAGTTTATAAAGTTCTGTATTACGAACATTACTCTGCTCAAACCCATCATCTTGAATCTGTTTTACATGACCAAGTGAATAGATAAATCCATCGTGTCTAACAAACTTAGTATTCTTTATTACTTTGTGTGCTATTTCTAATGCTGTATCTTCTTTGCCCCATTGCTGGAATTTTTCATCCATACCGCCCACACTCCACCAAGTTTCTGGTGTAAATACCCACACACCACCATTAGAATCATGCAGGGAGCGTTTTAATAAACTGATATCTGTACCAGAATAATACTTATTGCTCTCTTCCATATTATAATATTTACAGTATGTATAGGGTAGATGTATTAAATTATCTTTCTGACACTGCTCAATGGCTTCTAGAAGGGGTAAAATTTCTGGAATGGTATCCGCATCATTTATAATAACAACGTCTGCATGAGCCATCTGTGCCCTTTTTACACCTATATTACGACTGGCACTAGGAAGCCAAATGTCATCAGAGGCGTTGGCAAACACAATCTCAATGTCTGATAAATTAGTTTTATACCAGTCAAGGACTGCTTGGAGTGGTCTTTCTCTACTAGGAGTTGACTTCCACGGTATCACTAGAACCGTCTTCATCTTCATCTCCTAGAATAGCCAATACACTCACACTAAATAAAGATAGATAATCTTCATCTTCATGTTTGAATTTCATAGTACCACCAGGATTGAACATAATCTTATCGCCAACCTTGACTTCCATTGGAACACGAACACCAGACTTAAGTTGTCTACCTTCACCCACTGCATAGACTGTGCCAATATTTTTAGGCTCATCAGTTTCACTTCTAAGAATTAAAAGACCACTCTTGGTTTGTTCTGGTCCAGTCTCTTTCTTATTTAACTTAATAATGATAATATCTTCTGGAGCCTTAATCATTGTCCCACTCCCCATCAATAACTAGTAGTGCGATGAGTGCGTAATTTGCCATGTCAATAAAAGAATCCCTAAGACTTTCATTTTCGGGGATAGCACCAGAATCATAAAGATTGTTAATGCGAGCCAACTTGTCGTGTATCCTTACCCTAAGACCATTTAATGCTCCTCCTGGACTACCTGAAATATTCTTTGGTCCATAATCTTTGTGTTTACGAAGCAGTAATTGTTCTGCTTCAATGTACTTACTTGATACAGCCTTTTCAAAAGGTGTTTGCTCTGCCATCTTTAGAATTACATCTGGCGTTAGTTCTGTTTCCTTGTGCATCTTAATACTCCTCATGTTCAATGTTATGCTTGCTGTCCACATACTTGTGAATCTTGCGTAGTGTTCTAGCCTTAGAGAATAAGTATACAATAACTGCAAATACTCCATTCCAAAAGAATTCAGCAATGATGTGGTCAATACTAAATACTACATCTAATAGATTATCCATTAATCTCCAATGATTGGTTCATGTGTTTCGCAATGTAAAATTGCTTGGTCTTCTGTTTGGTATTTATCCCAACAGTTTTCTGGCTTTAGTCTTGCATTAACAATCATACCAATAACAATACCAATTGTCAATATACTAGATATGATTACTAAGACTAATAGTTTCTTTTCATTTACTTGGTTTGTCATCAGTCAACCATGCTACTAGTTTAGGATTGTCTTTGAGTACCGCCAATAGACCAGTCTCATACATTGCAATAAAATAATGCTCCCAAGATTCAAAGTCATCTTCTTTGCTTGGTCTAGGCATACCGTCATTGTTCATACGAACAGCATGAAGAATTTCGTGTAGCAAAGTAATCTGTTGCTTACCATTGCCAAGACCAGAAGCAATTACAATAAGATTTTTTCCATCCATGGTATAACCATAGGCACCATCATTGAGCATACCATCTTCTCTAGAATCACGTTCAACAACGTCAAATCTTTGTGGACCAACTTTAACTGATTTAATCATTACTTTACCTTCCTAATTAGGCTAATCGATGCATTCAGACCAGCAAGAACTCCTGGACTATAATGCTGTTTATTTTTGTCTATATCTTTTTGAATGGCAGCAATAATAACTTTACGCTGTTCATTTACAGCCTTTTTTCTACCTACTTCAAATCCTTCGCTCCAACCTGCGTTGTAGCCTAGTTCATACTTGTTTTTAAATAATTTTCTCATAGGTCTATTTTACAGGTAAAACCTGTATTTGTCAAGAGAAAAGGGTATTTAATTTACCCTCAGTGGCAAGACCTTTATGGAAAGTCTCTTGTCCATTTGTTTTAATAATGAAGGCTGGAACGCCAGTAATCCTGTGTTCCTGGAAAACGCTTACATCTTTGTCAGCATCATACTTAGTATAAACAATGTCTGGGTTATCACTAAGAAACTTATCTAACACTGGCTGCATTTGCTTGCATGGCTGACACCATGTAGCACTAAAGTGAATTAGTTCTCTCATTTATTTTTTCCTTAAACTAGATAATTTATGTCCAACAACTGTATCTGTTGGTTTGCCATCTTGATATACTCTGACAACTGCGGCAGGGTCATCAGGAGTTCCTGTAACGGTAAAACTTGAATTAGGAACATTGTATTTACCATTAGTAATAATCCTAGTAATTTTTCCTGTGGCTGTACCGCCAGAAGATGACCAAGAAACCATATCTCCTACACCAGCACCCTTAGCCATAAGAGTTTCGTGTGAGGAATAATCTTTGCCAAAATCAGCAAACAAGGCTTTGCCTTCTTCACGATGAACGATTGAACGAGACCAAGTAAAGCCAGCATCTCCACCCCAAGCCAACCACATAATGTAACCATTTGATGGGTCTGACTGGTTTCCCCAGTTCTTACCTTTTTTGTCCACCTCGTGTCTGGAGAAGAATGAGAACATTCTCTTTACGGTATCAAGACTTAGTGATTCACCAGATGCAAGTTGATGGGCACGAGTCCAACCTACGTTAGTTCCAGCACCATTTGCCTTACCATCTTCTTTAAATTTAATTGCTTTTCTAGCAGCGGCTGCCATGCCAGCGGTTGGTTTATAAGTATCAGCCAATTTTATTCAATCCTCTAGGGTCAAACATTCCAACCCATAATGATTTTTCTGTTGCTTCATATTCTGGTGTTTCAGATAGTTCATCTTCTGGAATCACCCAAAGTTTACATAGTCCTTCTTCATCAATGTTTCCTTCTACTACGATACATTGTGCAGCATCTTCATTGTAGAAGATACAATTCTTACACATAACACCTTCAGATTTAAATGGATTTTTACTGCCATCAAAGTAGTGAGCACCGTCAGCAGATGAGTCTTGTTTAAACATTCCAAATTGCATAGCAGTTTCAGCAGTATGTTCTGCCATTTCTTTTTGTCTATCTGACAATGATTCCCATTCAGATAGTTCGTCTTCTGTTGGGTCCATACTCATTTCATTATTCATTATGATGTCCCCAAACTTGAACCAGAGGAAAATGCACCAGAAGCATCCTGACCATTACCACCACTATTACGATTACGTTTTGGTTTACGAATTACACCTTTGCTTCTACGAGCAGCAGTCAGGCTTGTAGGATATTTAATTCCAACTCCTGAATAAGTTGGATTTGCAGTTGAAGATGGATTTACAGCGTTAGGTCCATCAGCCTTCTTTGCATCTGGTTCGTTAATATGAAGAGCAGCCAATTGTTTTCCAGCATCCTTTGCTGTTGGGTGACAACCCATAACTTCGCCTGTTGCAATCTTTACTACTGGATATCCAGAGCAACCATGACTACCTTTTTCACCAAGTTCGTATGGCATATTACTGCCCCATTTGGTTGCTTGGTGCTACTGGAGCAACTTCTTCCATTGGCTCTGGCTTAAGAGTTGCAGTCAACTGCCACATCCATCTACGGTGCATGTCCATGCGGTCAGCGAGGAAGTTACATAGACCCTGTTCACGTTGAGAAGCAGCAAGGTCAAAAATATCTTTTAGGTCTTCTAGGACATCTGTGATAGATTCTAGAAGGTCTGGAAGCATTACTTCGTAATCAGATGAAACATCTGGCTCATCAACTGTAGAAAGTTCTACAAAACGTGGCAACTTGAAAGGAGCATAGCCACCTAGTTTACGAATCCACTCTGCGTTAGTATCAATAGCATCTTCAAAGTCCTCATAGATTTCCTGTAGAAGTGTGTGATATTCAAAGAAGTCTTCACCTTCAATATTCCAGTGATAGCCACGTGACTTGAACTTAAGGACAACATTGTTTGCCAATAGTACTTTGAGTGAATTAATTAATTGCTCCATGTATTTATTATAGCATATGTTTGGGCAGTTTTATGTCATACCCAGGACTTCCGACTTACTTAATAGTAATAGTCTTAGGTTTCTTTTCCTCTGGAACATTGATAACTAAATCAATAGTCAGAATACCATGCT